TGGGGTGAAGGTGAAGTGCTGGGTGAGAAGATGGTGTCTGTTACCGAGCCGCTGCCAGAGATGGAAGCCGCGCCACCTAACGCCAAGAAGGGCTGGGAGCCGCAGGTCGGCATGTCGATGAAGTGCCTTGCTGGCACAGACAAAGACATGGAAGCGCGTTATACCGTGACATCCGTCGGCGGCAAGCGTGCAGTGCAGACACTCGCAGTAGCGATTGCTCAGCAGGTCGAGAAGGATCAGAGCAAGCCGGTGCCGGTGGTGCGCTTGAAGAAAGAGCACTATCAGCACAAGTCGTACGGTCGCATCTACACGCCGGTCTTTGAGATCGTCGACTGGGTCGGCATGGATGGTGAGCGTGATGAAGCCGAAGCGCCAGCGCAGGTAGAAGAAGCGCCTGCACCAGCACGTCGTCGTCGCAGCTAAGTAACATGGGGGAAAGCGGATGCTGGTGAATTACCGGACACACCACCGGACGAGAGAAGGCACCAGACGCAGCGAGTACCCCACCTATAACTATGAAAATACTTTGGATCGATTTCGAGACACGCAGTCGCTGCGATCTCAGCAGCAAGGGAGTGTACAACTATGCGCAAGACGGATCCACCGACGTACTTTGTATGTCCTTCGCGTTTGACGACGATGAGGTTGTTACGTGGCGGCCCACTGATCCTTTTCCGGAATCCGTGCGCGCTCACACCGGGCCAATCTACGCGCATAACGCAGCCTTCGAGCGGCTCATATTCTGGTATGTCTTACAGTGTAACTTTCAACTCGAGCAATTCGTCTGCACCGCGGCTCAAGCGCGTGCTAACTGCCTACCGCGCAGCCTTGAAGACGTCGGACGCGCCATCAGCAGCAACATGCGCAAAGACCACCGAGGCAACCAGCTCATACGAGCACTATCCATTCCACGTGCGGATGGATCATTTAATAACGATCCCGCCCTTCTGGCCGAGATGATTCAGTATTGCGAGCAGGACGTACGTGCCATGCGCGCGATCAGCCAGGCCATGCGTCCGCTGTCCGATCAGGAGCTGGCCGACTACCATGTCAACGAGCGCATCAACGACCGTGGCGTGCTGCTTGACTTGCCGCTGGCGCAAGCAGCGGTCAAGTACGCATCGACTGAGCTCGAAGAGATCGAGACGCTGGTGGCTGAGCTGACCGAGGGTGAGATTCTGTCAGTACGCAGCCCGAAGATGCGCCAGTGGGTGCTAGACCGTGTCGGGCCGCAGGCACTGACGATGATGGAGGTCTACAAAGATGGCGAAAAGAAGTACAGTATCGATAAGGCGGTACGCGCCAATCTACTGGCTTTTGCAGAGGAAAACCCCGATGAGATTCCGACCCATGTTGCGGACGTCATTCAATGTGCCGACGATCTCTGGGCGTCGTCGGTTGCGAAGTTCAGCCGCCTTGGCGAGCTGGCTGACGAAGTTGATCACCGTGTACGAGGTGCATTTGTCTTCGCCGGAGGGTCTGCCACTGGGCGTGCATCGAGCTATGGGGCGCAACTTCACAATATGTCGCGAAAATGCGCAGCAGAACCCGAAGCTATACGGCACGCTATGGTCAGAGGCCACAGCATCACCCCAAGATTTGGAAAACGCGTTACTGATGTTCTCAAGGGAATGCTCCGGCCCGCACTAATTGCTGCGCCCGGTAAAGTATTAGTTGGATATGACTGGTCTGCCATCGAGGCCCGTGTCACCGCGTGGGCGTCTGCTGACCCGCAGGCTGATGACGTGCTGCAGGTCTTCCGCGATGGTCGTGATATTTATAAACGTGAGGCCGCCGGTATCTACCGCGTGGCCGAGGATAGCGTCGACAAGGAGCAGCGCCAGATCGGCAAGGTCGCGATTCTTTCGCTTGGTTTCGGTGGCTCGGTCGGTGCGTTCGCGGCGATGGGTCGCAACTACGGCGTTATCATGCCGGAGTCGGACGCCCGTCGGATTGTCGACGCATGGCGCCGCGCGAACGCGTGGGCGGTGCGTTACTGGGCCAAGCTTGAGGAGGCGTACACGCGTGCTCTGCGCAACCCTGGGCGCGAGTTCTCAGCGGGGCGGGTGACGTACCTGTACAGCGGCCAGCACCTCTGGTACGCGTTGCCATCGGGTCGCGTGCTGTGCTATCCGTTTGCTAAGTTTGAGGGTGACGAGATCACGTACGTGAAGGCCGCCTGGAAACCGGCAGCTGATGCGAAGGAATGGCCGCGTGCTCGCTTGTGGCGGGGGCTTGCAACAGAAAATATAACTCAGGCGATTGCACATGATTTGCTGCGTGAAACGCTACGAGCTGCCGAAAACGAAGGGCTGTGCCCAGTAGCGCATGTGCACGATGAGGCGGTGGTGGAGTGCGACGCAGTCGATGCGGAGCGCGTTAGCGCACGTCTGCACGAGATAATGACAACTAACCCCGCATGGGCAGAAGGCTTGCCGTTAGCCGCCGAGGGCGACATTATGTTACGATACGGCAAGTAACTTTAAAAGGCCGAACATGATTACGCAAACTCGCCTGCGCGAATTACTAGAGTATGCACCTGAAACCGGTGAATTTATTTGGAAGGTAAGTCATCCGCGTGCTGCCGTTGGCGCGGTCGCCGGAGCTGCAGATCACTATGGGTATATCGTTATCCGGTTAGATACGCGTCTGTACAAAGCGCATCGTTTGGCGTGGTTATACGTGCACGGCGAATGGCCACAGCAAAATATCGACCACATAAACCGCATAAAAAACGATAACCGCATGGCAAATTTGCGGCTTGCGGATCAATCAGCCAACATGCACAATGTTGGCGTCCGCGTGAACAGTAAGAGCGGCGTTGCGGGCGTCACATGGCGCGCAGACCGTAAAAAATGGAACGCGCGCATCAAAGTCGGGTACAAAAATTTCAATCTAGGTTTGTTTGATGATGTAGCGGCGGCTATTGCCGCGCGGCGGAGTGCCGAAACACGTTTGTTGCAAGCAATCAAATAAAAAAGCCGCCTGGCGGGGCGGCTTCTTCAACTACAAGGACTGCAATGGATTTCATTGAATACTATCAGAAATTAGCACCTGAAGGCGAGACGGCGCTGATTGTGCGCCAAAAGCCACAACTAAAAGCTGGCGAGCTGCAGTTCCATGCCGACGGCGCCATCAAGTGTACGTGGCCTGCGTACCTGCCAAGCCACAACATCAAGCCCGACTGGGCCATCTACGGCAACACGGCGTCGTTCATCATCGACCGTTTCGATAACGGTCACGTGAGCGCGTCCGCAGCGAATTGCGAGTACGTGCTGGTGATGGTGCTCGATGACGTGGGTGACCCCGAGAAAGCGCCCAACACGCCTGCCGTGCCGCCGACGTGGATCATCGAGACGTCCGAGGGCTCGTACCAGTGGGGCTACACCTTTTCCGAGCAGCCGACGAAGGGCGAGTACGCCGCAGCAATCCGTGCGGTGGCTGATGCTGGCTACACCGACCCTGGCGCCTGCAACGCGGTGCGCAACTTCCGACTACCCGGCTCGATCAATCTAAAGCCGAACAAGAACCGCTTCGCGGCTCGCTTGGTTGAGTTCCACCCCGAGCGCGAGTACACGCTGGTCGAGCTCTGCGCAGGGCTTGGCGTGACGCCCGCGCCCGCTGACTCGCTGACCCTGCGCCCGATCCGATTATCCGACGATGGCGCTGATGACGTGATGGCATGGCTCTCAGGGCAGGGCTTGCTGCTATCCAAACCGAACCCGCAGGGCTGGGCAGGCGTCATCTGCCCGAACAGTGGCGAGCACACCGATGGCAACCCCGAGGGCCGGTACAACCCCTCGATGCGTGCCTACTGCTGCCTGCACTCGCACTGCCTCGAGTTCGACTCGCACACGTTCCTCAATTGGGTGGCCGAGCAGGGCGGCCCGAAGCACGCGCCAGGCTTGCGTGGCGAGCTGCTGGCCGCTGTCATGGATCAGACGCTTGCCAAACTGCAACCGACCGAGGCGTTCCCTGACAAGGGCGCCGAGGTGATTGCCGAGGTCGAGCGCAAACAATTGGATCGGACAACGAAGGAGGCATGGTATGAGCGCTTTGCGTACATTCAGGAGGATGACGCGTATTTCGATTTACAGGATCGGCGCGAGGTTGCGCGCGGTACTTTTAATGCACTCTTTCGACACGTCACCTGCTATTCAATCCACCCGAGCAAACAGAAACGCCGAATTGAGGCGTCTGTATGCTTTGATGAGAACCGACAGGCGAAGGGTGCGCTCGCGTTAGCAGGCATCACGTATGCCGCAGGCGAGTCCGTGCTGGTATCGCGTGAGGGCCAAGTGTACGGCAACCGCTGGATCAATCAGCGGCCCGCCGCGGCCACGGGCAACGCGCGCATCTGGCTCGAGCACGTCGAGCGCATGGTGCCGGATGACGTCGAGCGCGAGCACGTCCTAAACGTGATGGCGTACAAGCTGCAGCACCCGAACCAAAAGATCAATCACGCCGTGCTGCACATTGGCAACCCAGGCAGCGGCAAGGATACGATGTGGCAACCGCTACTGTGGGGCATCGGTGGCGAAGCGCTCGCGAATGTCAAGATTGTGCGCAACGAAGAGATTCAGTCGCAGTGGGGCTATGCGCTCGAGTCTGAAGTGATGGTCTTCGAAGAGCTGCGCCAGAGCGAAGCGAAGGACCGTCGCGCGCTCGAGAATCATCTAAAGCCGATCATCGCCGCGCCGCCGGAGTTCCTGCAAGTAAACCGCAAGGGGCTGCACCCGTACCAAGCGCTGAACCGCATTTTCGTGCTCGCGTTCTCGAATGAGCGCGTGCCATTGTCGTTAGCCGGCGATGACCGCCGATGGTTTGTGACGTACTCCGACGCGCCGAGGATGACCGAGGCCGAAGCCACGGCCATTTGGAATTGGTACAAGGCGGGCGGGCTGGCCGTGGCCGCCGGGTGGCTATACGAGCGCGACGTAAGTCGATTCAATCCGGGCGCCGCGCCGCCGTTGACCGAAGCGAAGATTATCATGATCGAGCAGGGCCGCAGTACCGCCGAGTCGTATCTGGTGGAGATGATTGAGCGCCGCTTGGGTGAATTCTCTGCAGGCGTCATCGCGTCGCCGTTCTACGCGCTTTGTGACCGCCTGCAGGGTGGGGCGCCCACGGGTACTAGGGTAGTACAGCAGGCGCTACTACACGCGCTCAAAGAGGCCGGATGGGTGGACATGGGCCGCCTAAAGTCGCGCGAGTACGATATCCGCAAGCATATATTCTGCGCGCCGGAGCTAGCGGACACGGCCACGAAATCCGAACTGCGTCGCATGGTAGAGGAAGCGCCGCCGCCCGCCGCCGTGCGCTTGGTCAAATGATGCGCGTGCTAGTGGCGTGCGAGTACAGCGGAGCCGTGCGGGATGCGTTTCTGCGGGCGGGGCACGACGCGCTGTCGTGCGATTTGCTGCCGAGTGATGCGCCTGGACCCCATTATCAGGGCGACGTGCGCGACATTCTGGCCGATGGTTGGGATTTGATGATCGCACACCCGCCATGCACGCATCTAGCCGTGTCGGGCGCGCGGTGGTTCAAAGACAAGCACGCCGAGCAAGCCGAGGCGCTCGACTTCGTGCGTGAGCTCTTGGCCGCGCCCATACCGCGCGTCGCGTTGGAAAACCCCGTGAGCATCATATCGAGCCGGATCAGGAAACCCGATCAGATCATTCAGCCGTGGCAATTCGGCCATGAGGCGACGAAAACCACGTGCTTGTGGCTGAAGGGGTTGCCGCCGCTTACGCCGACAAATATCGTCGACAAGGGCGCGCGGCACGTCACCAAAAGCGGCAGGAGTTTGCCGGAGTGGTACAACCTGCCGCCATCACCGGATCGCTGGAAAATACGTAGCGCCACGTTCGCGGGGATCGCCGCCGCGATGGCCGATCAATGGAGCGCGCTGGCATAGCGGTCATGCGCTAAAGCGCCTGCCCAAAAAAAGCCCGGCGTATAGCCGGGCCAAAAGTGGCACTGATCGCCGGGGGGAGCGCCCGGCGTCACAATCCTAGCAGGATTGCGAAAAGTGCCGCAAGAAACAATCCTATGAGCGCCGCCATTAATCGCCGCCCGATAGATAATCGGCCGCTTCCGATTCTAGTCGCTTGATTGTCGATTCGTTCAAATAGTCCGCTATATCCGCCGGATGATCGGCCACGTGCGCGTGCACAATCCAAGCAGTAGCACTAAAGCCGAGTTCAGGATCGGCGGGCTCGAAATCTACCCATATTGAGAAAAGCACGTCATCTAGCAGAATGTCGACGTGTTCTAAATAGTGCGGATAAGCGCGCAGGTTTGATCCGGCTACTGCGCGCGCGTCGTCACGTGCGTTATTCATCATTGGACACCTCGAATAGTGGAATTGATGGGTCATATTGGGCCGCGCTGTATTCGCTCGCGCCGTGGTACTCAACAGGCCGTAAGCCGTTGAGCGCGTCGAATTGGCGGATATAGCCGGCCGTGGATTTAGCGTTATATTGCCATGTCGGAAACTTGCGAATGTCTTTCGGCTTCTTCGCCTTGTAAGGCTTGCGGGCCGCTTTGGCTAATTCGAGCGGATCGCGATCAAACTTGACGCGGTAGGTAGTGCCGTCGATGTGTAGTGTTTGCATGGTCTTATTCCTCTTCGGTTTCGGTTTCTTCGTCGTCTTCCTGCTCAGCTTCATAATGCGCGGCTATTTCATGCCAATTAACGTCTTCAATGAAGGCGAGCGCATAGTCGCGCGCTAGACCGTCTGGTGTGGAATCGATGATGACGTCCTCCACGAAGTCGCGCGCTGAATCCGCCGTCCACGTCCCTTCGGAACCGTCGAACATCTCTAGATTGACGCGCCATGTAGCGTAGTTAGTCCAGCCGTTATAAGTTTGATTTGCCATGTTTACAATCTCCCAAAAGTAAAGCCGGAAGCCGTCCGGCGGCGGGTTTGATTACACAATGCGCAGGACGTAATGCGACTGAGTTGGGCCGCTGATGTCCGCCGATTCGCCGATCAATATGTTGGCGAGCGCTTCGATGTCGTCTGCCGAATAGCCGTTTTCCTGCGTGAAGAAATCAGCGCCGTGGATTTCCGTTACATGGTCATCAATACCGCAGCGCCAATAGCACACGAATTGCTCATGTCCGAATAGTTCAGTTTCTCTCATGATGTCAGCCCTCAAATGGTGTGTTTACAAAATTGACAATGTCCTGCCAATCATCAGACCGGATCAGCGTTCTAAGATACGTCGAATCGGATTCGTGCAGGTCTACCGCGAACCGGTGGCAATTCGAATACTCGCGTTCGGCAGGGTTTGCGAAATCTACCCAAATGCTCAAATAACGTCCGTCAAGTAATTCTTTGTCGAATCGTGGGCATACGTCGTTGTGCCACGATTGATCGGCGAATCCGTCGGGAATTTCGACGTCGAGTACAAAATCGGGAAACTCGGTTTTATAAGACATGGTCAGCACCTCACATTGACATTATGAAAACAAGCATAAAGTACAGCACAGCGCCGATGAACAGCGCTGCGATCGTTTCGAGAATTTTATTGAGCATGATCAGACCTCGGCGGTAGAGTAAATAACGCGCGCAGACCTAAAATCGCCGCGCATGATTTGAAAATGCGGATAACGCGGGCGGCGGTTTCCGTTGCACTCGCGCGCGTCGTCAATCCAGCCGGATAACGTGCGGCGCCCGTCAAGGATCACTACGGCTCTATCGCCGCACGGCTCGTATAGCGCGCCAGTAACCGGCGAATAATCCAAGTATTGAACGTAGGCTTTCATTGTTTTTTCTCCCTTGCTTAAAAAATAGGCACTCAATTTGCTGCAAATTGTTTTGCAGTGAAAACAGAGTAGCACAAAATCAGAGAATGTCAAACAATTCTTTACACTATTTTTCGCAGGCGATTTTGTGGCCAATGTGGCGGGTTTGTGGACGATGAAAATGCGCGTGATTGTCCACGCGAGAATCAAGGCTAGGCAAGGCTTTTGGCTATTTGTGGATAATGTGGACTAAAAAATAGATTGAACCTAAAGAACTTTTATTTTGATATCTAATAGATAACAGTTCCATGCTGTGACGTGCGCATACCTGCGCGCCGTGCGATTTTTTTCCATGGTCCACATGGTCCACATTATCCACACAATGCCAGTAGGGTTATTCCCTCACCCCAAAGTTATCCACAATTTTATATACAAAAAGGCAATAGCAAAAAAGCCTTGGCCACCTGCTATTTGTGGATAGTCCACATTGGCCACAGATGTTAGTGAGTACTCACTAACTTGCCAGGCTGACAACTGTTAGTAAGCGCTCACTAACTTGCCAGGCTAGCAACTATTAGTAAGTACTCACTAACATGTAAGTAAGTGCTCACTAACCTGGCTGCTTGAAGTGAGTGCTCACTAACTTTTGGGTGGGGGGGGTGGGGGCCCGCGCCTGGCCGGTCACGACCACGGAGGTGTTGCACAAAATTTTTTATTTTTTTAAAAAAATCCGTTACCATCAAGCCATGTTCAAATCCATCCCGTTCACCCCACGCAAAGTGGAGGCGACAGAGGCGCGTCTCCAGGCGATCTATGACGCCGCTGCTTTGGGTCTGAAGGGTGACTCGCTGGCGTTAGCCGCTGGATTGCTGCCTACTGAATACAGACAGCTGTGCGAGTTAGATCCGGTGGCTGCGATGGCAGAACAGAAGGGTCGCGCTGACTCCGAGATGGAGGCCTCCATGCACCTGCGTGAGGCAGCCCGCGCTGGCGACAGCAAGGCAGCGCTGGCCATACTGCAGCACAGCCACGGCTGGACAGCCCGTCAAGAGATTAGTGTCGACATCACGAACCGGATCAGCATCACGCAGGCGCTGCAACAGGCGCAGGAACGCGTGATCGACGGTCTGATCACCGAACAGAAGCCGGAGTATCTGGAACATGCCACAGAACGCACTCGCGCCCACGCCGGTTAACGCGTTAGCGGACTTTTACCGTGAAAACACGGATATGCGCGCACGCACGTATGGTGAGTCATTACTAAAATCTTTTACTGGCCGCACTAACGTACCCATAACAAACGAAGATTTTACGTCCGCGCAACTTGCAAATTTAGATAACTTAGTAAAATCGCATTACGCTCAAAAGTCGGCTTTTTTTAACCGTCCAAAACCCGATTTATTGCGAGACGCAGTTAAGCTAGAAAAAGAGGCTAAAGACCAAGTTGATTATGCAACCCGCGCCTTTAACCCAAACAATAAAAACACAAAAGAAAGTTACGAACGCTCGGTGCGCGCCGCGCAAAAATTGCAGACGCAAGCAAAACAACTGCGCGAAGCTGCGGAAGGAAAAACCCCTACCGACTTTGCGTTTTCATATGACGATTATTTACCGGCAAATACTACCGACCCGTTATATCGGTACGATGACCCTGCAGGGTGGAATAAAACTTTAGGCCGATTTAGGTATAAAGTTGACCCTGCCACAGGCAGCTATGAAATTTACGACAGATACGATTTTAATAATGAAGCGCTGCGCGATAAGGGAAAAAATTACGCAGCTATGAGCGCACCAGAACGATTGATAACTTCACTAGCGGCTACTGCAGCAGGTAATGAAACTGCGTTAGGCCAAGCGTATTTATCCGGCGAAAATTCTATACCAGTAAGCATTAAAGGCAGGCTTAAATAATGGCGCAACAGCCGATCTATGACGCCGAGGGCGAACAGCTACTGATGGCGCGCCTATGGGCGCCACAGATAGCCGACGACCCCGAGGCGTTCGTGCTGTTCGCCTTCCCGTGGGGGCAACAAAATACGCCGCTGGCCAAGTTCAAAGGGCCGCGCACCTGGCAGCGCAAGATACTGCGACGCATCGCCCAGCATTTGAAAGACAACCGTGGCCAACTAAACATGGACGCCCTGCGCACAGCGGTCGCGTCTGGTCGCGGTATCGGCAAGTCGGCCCTAGTCAGCTGGCTCGTCTTATGGATGCTGACCACCCGCATCGGCTCTAGTGTCATAGTGTCAGCCAACAGTGAAGCGCAGCTCCGGTCAGTGACGTGGGGTGAGCTGACTAAGTGGCAAGCGATGGTGATCAACAACCACTGGTGGGAGATCAGCGCAACTAAGCTCACCCCCGCCAAGTGGCTGACTGAGCTGGTCGAGCGCGACTTGAAGAAAGGTACACGTTACTGGGCAGCCGAGGGTAAGCTGTGGTCGGAAGAGAATCCCGACAGCTACGCCGGTGTCCACAACCACGACGGCATGATGCTGATATTTGATGAGGCCTCGGGTATTCCCGACGCCATCTGGTCAGTCGGTGCGGGCTTTTTTACCGAACCGATCCTAGACCGGTATTGGTTTGCCTTCAGCAACCCGCGGCGTAATCAAGGCTACTTCTACGAGTGCTTCCATGCCAAGCGTAACTTTTGGCAGACGGAGAACATCGACTCACGCACAGTCGAAGATACGGACAAGCAAATCTATGAGCAGATCATTGCGGAGTATGGCGAAGATTCGCCGCAGGCTCGGGTTGAAGTCTACGGTGAATTTCCATCGGCTGGCGAAGATCAGTTTATTGGTGCGAGTGCTATCGACGACGCCGCCGGTCGGCCACGCTACAAGGACGAAACGGCGCCAATTGTTATCGGCGTTGACCCAGCTCGCGGCGGCGCGGACGCAACCGTCATCGTCGTCCGGCAAGGACGCGACTTGGTAGCGATCAAACGCTACCACGGCGAGGACACCATGACGACCGTCGGACGGGTGATCGACGCGATTGAAGAGTACCGGCCAGCACTGACAATCATCGACGAAGGTGGTCTTGGCTACGGCATACTTGACAGGTTAAAAGAACAGCGATACAAGGTGCGGGGAGTAAACTTCGGCTGGAAGTCCAGCAAGCCGGTCATGTGGGGTAACAAGCGCGCTGAGATGTGGGGCGCGATGAAGGAGTGGCTGAAGACGGCCAGCATCCCGAACGATCGGCAGTTAAAAGCGGACTTGACCGGCCCGATGAAGAAGCCCGACTCGTCAGGCACGATCTATTTGGAAGGCAAGAAAGAGATGAAGTCACGCGGCCTCGCCTCGCCGGATGCAGCAGACGCCCTCGCGGTGACGTTCGCGTTTCCGGTGGCCAGCCGCGAGTCTGGCTACGAGCGTGCCGCACGGCGCAGTGATGGCTACACGCAGCGACCAGTCGCCGCGACCGGTTGGATGGGCGCGTGATGGCTAAGAAAGGCGTGTCGCTAAGCGTTGGACGAGGCGAGAAGTTGCCCGTCAGCAAGGGTGCTGGCTTGACCGCCAAGGGACGTGAGAAGTACAACCGCGAGACGGGCTCGAATCTAAAGCCGCCTGCACCGAATCCGAAGACGAAAGCGGATGAGGGCAGGAAAAAGTCGTTCTGTGCCCGCATGGGTGCGGTAGCGGCGAAGGCAAAAGATGGCGAGCGCGCCAAAGCGTCATTGAAAAGGTGGAAATGCTGATGAAAAAGCCAGGCGACCCAGGACTGTACGCAAACATTCACGCTAAACGCGAGCGCATCAAGGCCGGAAGCGGCGAAAAGATGCGTAAACCTGGTTCGCCCGGCGCACCGACGGCTAAAGCGTTCAAGCAATCAGCCAAAACGGCGAAGAAGGGGAAGTAACATGCCGCTGATGAAGTCAAAATCGGAAAAAGCCTTCAAACAGAACATCCGTACCGAGGTCAAAAGCGGCAAGCCGGTGAAACAGGCAGTCGCAATCGCGTACGCAACCAAGCGGGCAGCGGCAAAACCCGCCAAAAAGACGAAATAAATGGACTACACCGGCATAAATAAAGCGGCAAAAGTCGCTGATATTGGCGGGAACCCGCCGTCAGACGACATGAAGAAAGACACACAGGATGTGTTGTCGACCATGCGCAAACGGCTAACTATGGCCATTTCTGCGCTGTCTGAGAGCCGGGAAGACGAACTAGACGACCTGCGCTTTTATGCAGGCTCACCTGATAACCACTGGCAGTGGCCAGCGGACGTGTTGGCAACGCGTGGTGCCGTGCAAGGGCAGACCATCAACGCCCGCCCGACGCTGACGATCAACAAGCTGCCCCAGCACGTACGGCAGGTCACCAATGACCAAAGACAAAACCGTCCGAGCGGCAAAGTTATACCCGCTGACGACCGCGCTGACCCTGAAGTCGCCGAAATCTACAACGGTATGGTCAGGCACATCGAGTACATCTCGGACGCCGACGTCGCCTACGACACCGCCTGCGAGAACCAAGTCGCCTACGGCGAAGGCTACATCCGCATCCTGACGGAATACTGCGACGACGACACGTTCGATCAAGACATCAAGATCGCACGCATCCGCAACAGCTTCTCGGTTTACATGGATCCAACCATCCAAGACCCGTGCGGCGCGGATGCTAAGTGGTGCTTCATTACCGAAGACTTGCAGCGTTCCGACTACGAGCGCATGTTCCCAGACGCCAGCCCGCTCTCAACCCTGCAATCGCAAGGTGTGGGCGACCAGTCAATCTCGGTCTGGATTAACCAGGATACGGTCAGGATTGCTGAGTATTACTACATCGAGTATGAAAGGGCCACGCTGCATTTGTACCCAGGCAACATCACAGCGTTCGAGGGTTCGCCCGAGGCCAAGCAGATGAAGCAGATGGGCATCAAGCCTATCCGCACCCGTGAGGTGAATGCCAAGCGGGTCAAGTGGTGCAAGACCAACGGCTACGAGATGCTCGAGTCGAACGACTGGGCAGGCCACTGGATTCCGGTGATCCGTGTCATTGGTAACGAATTTGAAGTCGACGGT